AACACACCCCTTATACCGCGCCCTAGTTATTCGTCGTAATTATGACGACCTAAAAGACTTTATTGATCGCGCTAAGTTCATGTATCGCGGTCTAACCCCTCAGGTTGTAGGAAACCCGGCCGAGTTTAGGTTTCCTAGTGGGGCCAAGATCCGCACCGGTCACTTACAGGATAAAGATGCTTTTGCCAAATATTTGGGCCATGAGTATCACCGCGTGGTCATCGAAGAGGCGAGTCTGATCCCGGAAGAGATCGACTACTTGAGGTTAATTAGTAGTGTTAGATCCACCGATCGTGAGTTGCGCCCCCAGGTATTTTTAACCACCAATCCAGGCGGGCCGGGTCACTTATGGCTCCGGGATAGATTCGTCAACTTTGCTAGAAATAAAAGTTATAAAGACCCGGTCACCGGTCGTAGCAGGATCTTCATACCTGCTAAAGTAACAGACAACCCCACCCTAATGGAAGAAGATCCGGAATATGTAAAAAGTCTAGAGGCCTTGCCAGAGGAACTCAGGCGTGCTTGGCTACATGGTGACTGGGATATTTTTGCTGGTCAGTACTTTAAGAAATGGCGCAATGATGTACATATCATAGAGCCTTTTGAGATCCCGAAGTCCTGGTTTCGGTATAGGGCTATGGATTACGGTTATGCTGCACCCTTTTGTTGTTTATGGTTAGCCGTCAGTTTTGACAGAACAGTTTATGTATACAAAGAACATTACAAGGCTGAAGAAGAATTGTTTTATCACACGGGCAAAATAAATGAAATGTCCAAGGGTGAGGAATATATGGCCAGCCTGGGGGATCCTAGTATGTGGATCCGCAACCCACAAAACACAAACCGATCAGATGTAGTGGCACCTTCAAGTAAGTCCATTGCTGACATTATGAGATCTGACGGAATCAATTTGATTAAGGCCAATAACGATAGGATTAACAGATGGAACCTTATGCGGAAATACCTGGACTGGGATAATGACAGACCCCCCAAGATCCGCGTATTTTCCAATTGTGTTAATCTTGCCAGAACATTACCGGCAATGATACATGATGAAAGAAAGCCGGAAGATCTTAACACGAAATCAGAAGACCATGCTGTAGATGCCTTGGGTTATGGCCTAATGCATATAGGCAAACCTGTTGAGGTTCCTGAGGTAAAGCCCTGGCTTCAAAAAGAGTTAGACATGTTACTAAAGCTGGAAACCGATTATCCTGGTGTTCGTAATTGATGGCAACAATTACAGCGGAGAGGTGGAATTACGATACCCAGGAATGGGAGATTTTAGAAGTAGATGCGAACCTATTGTCCCCAATAGCATGGCAGGGCACAAAGTTTACGATCCAGGACGAAGAAATTGTTGATGCTGTCTTTGAGATCTCGGAAACGGCAAAAAACATGAATGAATATCCAGATGAAAACTTTAGAAAAAACTAGGAGATATAATGGCAAAAGAAGTTGCTGAAGAGTATAAGCCCCCCGTAGCAGATAAAGAGCTAGTTCGTAGATGTGAGGCTATGTTCAGTATGGCCCGCAAGGCCAGGACTGATACAGAGACCACCTGGCGGGATGCCGAAGAATTATATATGGGTAATCACTGGCGTGGGTTCAAAATGCCGAACTTCCAAAACCAGGTAACTCTAGAGCTGATCAGTTCCGCTATTGATACCATGATACCAATTCTTACATCACGTCCACCAAAAATAGACGTGTTGGCAGTAGGGGGTGAGGCCAAGGATATTTCTGCGGCCGACACCTTACAGTCAATGATGGAAGAAATTTGGCTTATCAGGGATATGCAGAATCTTGTTCCAGAGTGGCTTCTAGATTACCTGGTTTATGGAGCTGGGATCTTAAAGGTAAGGTTCAATGAGTTTGATGATTTACCGGACGCGGACGTTGTGGATCCTTATGCTTTATACGTTAATCCTTCAGCTACAAAACTTGAGGATGCTGAATGGGTTATGCAGGCGAGTCCAATGCCTATATGGAAAGTCCGCGATTTATATGAAAACGGACAATTTGTTCAGCCTATGGGCAATCTTAGTCAGTATGAGGCCATGAAGATGAATGTAGCACCGGAAGCTAATCACAAGATCCAGGTCACGGACACCCAGGGCGAAGGGACTGATTATTATGATTCAATGCAGGGTGCCATGGAAGATCTAGAAGAAAGATCTCTGGTGCTGGAATGTTTCATGCGGGATGGTACGAAAGAATATGTTGAAGACCCGGACACGAATCAACCTATAAAAAAGTATAAGTATCCAAGCCAGGTAAGGCAAACTGTTGTCAGTAATGGTGTATTGCTTTATGACGGGCCTAGTAGATATCCTTTCTTTAATCGTAAGCACAATTGCGCTCATCCTTTTCCGTATGTGATTTTAAAGAATGCCGGATCTGCTCATTCATTCTGGGGCAAGCCGGAGCCAAGAAGATTAAAAAGTGTACAGCTGGCCATGGATCGTATTGCCAGCCAAATGATGGACAACATTCATTTAACGGCCAACCCAATGTGGGTAGTAGATGAGACAGCTGATGTAACTGATCAGATCTCAAACAAACCTGGAAGCGTGGTTCGTAAGCGCGGGCCTGGTCAAGTCAGCATGCAGAGTCCGGCCAGTATGCCAGCTTATGTATTCAACTTTTATCAGTTGTTACAGGATTCCTTTGAAACGGTTAGCGGAGTTAATAAGGCCACCCAGGGTAAGGAGGCCAGCAACGTGACTAGTGGTGTACAGGCCCAGATCTACCGACAGGCCGCTACCACTAAGATTGATTTTAAATCCAGAGCTGTAGACCAGGGGATCCAGACCTTAGGAACTATGTGGATTGCCATGATACAGAACCTGGGGATCCGGCCACATACTGTAAACGTGGCAACCCTTGATGAAACAGTTGAAGAAAGATCATTCGTAGGTCTGGAGTTTCAAGGGCTGGAATTAAATGTCCGTGCTAAGGCTGGAAGCATGATGCCGGAAAACAGGCTTTATGTGGAAAACAAAATTATGCAATTGGCCCAGATGGGTCTTATCACAGATCCTGAGTTCATCATTGAAAATGTGGATCTACCTGGTAAAGAAAGGCTTCTACGAAAGATGCGTGAGCAGCGTGAGGGCCAGCAGGCAATGGAGGCCCAGCAAGCCTCACCACTATCTACGGACGAGATGGGAGAGCTTGGAACTGATGAAGAACAGATTTTCAATCGACTCAGCCGGGATACAGGCATGGCTGACAGGATTATCAACCAAGGATTAGCAGATTAAAAAATCGGTACAAGTTGTATCATATCAGATTGGTAGTTTAAAAAAAAGAATGAAAACTTCATAGACTAAATAGGAGACAAGCCGTGAGTCAAGAAATAGAAGGATCAACTTATGGACTACGAATATCGTCAGCCGAAGCTGAGTCACTTATTACTGGTGACGAGTGGGGTGAACCTACTCATGCCGTGACAGGCCCCAGTGAGCCAGACCAACAGCAAGAAGCAAGTCCGGGAGAGATCGACGGTGATGAGATAGCCACCGCTGAATCAGATGCGCCTCAGGAAACTGAGCAACCAGATGAATCGGAAGAAGCATCTTCGGAAGCAACGGAAGAACATGTATCACCCAGTGAGGTCGAGATTGATGGTGAGACATATTCGATGGATTCGCAAAACAAATCTGAGTGGCAGAAAACTAATACTCAGAAGGCACAGGATCTTGCGAAGGAACGCAAAGCTCTCCGAGCTGAATCGGAAAAATGGCAGGCGTTGAAGAAAGATGATGAATTGATGGAATCCCTTAAAGATTATGTTGATGACGACCATCCCTTGTTCCAGAAAATGGACGAAAGTTCCGATGAGCCAGAAGTAGAAACTGAAGCCCAGGATACAGTGCCGGACAGCCGGTACACAGACCTTGAAGATAAAGTCGCGCAGATGGAGGCAGATCGCCAAGTCGAGCGTGACGTAGCCAACCTACAGGCCAAACACCCAGAGTTGAAAGAGTCAGCGGAAGCACTGAATCAAGTGTTGAAGACGGCTCTTGACAGAGATCTGGCTGACCTGGAGGTTGCTTATGCTGTCACGGCTTATCAAGGTGCTGAGGATTCAGCTCTAAAGAAGGCTCTTTCCAAAGTTGATAAAGCTAAAGAGCTTCAGGAGATACCGGAGACACAAGGTGCAAGTCGCGCTCAACGCGCGATCACCACGAAAGTTCCGGCATCTTATGATGAAGCTCGCGACTTAGCTTTTCAGGAATACAGCTTATTTGAGTGAGGTAATATCATATGGCTCTTTCATATGACAATCTATCTGCTCTGACAAGAGATAAGTATATCCCTGTCCTCGTTGATAATATTTTCAACAGCAACGTTCTTACACATCGCATGCTGCGGAAGTCAAAAGCCGCTGCAAGTGGTAACAAAGTCTTGCAACCCCTTGAGTATGCAACAGCTGATGCAAAGGGTTTCTATTCTGGGTATGACGTACTTGATACGACCCCAACGGAAACCTTTACAGATGCTGCCTACAATTGGGTGCAGTCTTATGCGACCATTTCGATTAGCGGTAAGGAAGAAGCTTTGAATGACGGCGCGGAACGGGTTATTGATCTCTTGGAGGCTAAGGTTAAAAATGCTGAAAAGTCTATTAAAGACATGTTCGGCACGCAACTATATTCTGATAATACTGGTTCAGCTGTGACAACGTCTGGTGCTGTTACGAGCGGTTTTCTTGGGCTTCAACATATGATTGATAGCGCGGGAACTGTTGGTGGCATTGCTAGAGGTGATTATAGTTGGTGGGCAGCGCAAGAAGCGTCTGACACATCATCCGCGTCTTACGCGAACTGTGTTGACTCCGGCCATGCTGGTTATATCCATAAACAGATCCGTAGTATGTATGGAAATTGTAGTATAGATAATGACGTTCCATCGCTAATTGTTACAACCCAGGTTGTGTTCGACGCTTACGAAGAATCGCTCTCTGCTCAGAAGCGGTTTGGTGCAAGTGATAAAACACTTGCTGATGCAGGTTTTACTAACCTGTTGTATCGCGGCACACCTATCGTTGTTGATAACAAATGTCCAGCTGGTCTTATGTTCTTTATAAATGAAAAGTACATTGGATTCCGACATCACAGACGGCGCAATTTTACGTTTGAACCGTTTATGAAACCGGTAAATCAGGATGCCAGAGTTGCGAAGATTCTATGGCTTGGTGCCCTCACCATGTCTAACCCCCGTATGATGGGCAAGATCACTGGTCTGCCTACAGCTTACAGTTAGGGAGTTGGAATGGCAGTAAGATGGGCATCGGTCGAAGCTTCAGTTAACCCTCAGCCTATTACAGAGACATCCACGACTAAGAAGGTGCCCCTAGGTACAACTGTCCGATGCAAGGATTTCGGTTCTTCCGATTCTGGAGTTGGAGAGTTTATGTACTGTACGGGAGTTGCTTCCACGGCCGCGGGTGATTGGGTGACTATTGATGAAGCTCACGCTACTGTTCGTGCTGTTGCGGATGCTGTTGGTCGAGTCGGTGTAGCTATGTCTGCGAATGTTGCCAGCCAATATGGTTGGTATCAGATCGCTGGCAAATGCGTAGCACTACTTGCAGCCAGCTGCGCCGCTGATAAGGGACTATCCCTTTCCGGTACCACGGCCGCCGCAGATGATGGCGACCAGGCAGGTGACGTGATTCATGGTGCAGTTAGCCGAGCGGCCGTTACATCGTCCGCTACAGCTAATTGCGAAAGTAGTTATCCATTTGTCAACGATGTTGCTGACGACTAGTAGATAGATCGAATTCAGAACTTAAAGCGGAAGTTGGGACTCTAAGCCTTTAACAGCCACTATGCCGGCTGGGCGAAACCCCCATATAAAGCTTTGGAACCAGGGGGCCATGGCGGCCCCCTGGATTTCCTTAACAATTAACTTGGAGACAAATAAATGACAGGTAACGATATGCTAGCTACGCTAGGCCTGAGACTGGAAGATCCGGAAGAATCTTCTTTTACCCAGACCGCAAAGCTGGACGCGTTAAACATTGCACAGAGGACTGTTGTCAATCTTGTGGATAATGCCTACTTAGGCGAATTACAAGTAATTGTATCTAACCAGGTGATGTCAGATTATTCTATTACTTATGCTGTATTAACCGCACATTCAGA